TGCTTCAAATAGCACACAGACACGGATTATTGATAACACGATACGCCAAGGTTATGAAGTGGGCGCGACTGTAGCAGAAATGACTAATCGACTTGTCGGCACTAAAGCAAATAATTATCTTGACGGGTTAATCACAAACACAGGAGCGCGTGAGGCTGAGTCGTTAGTGAGAACTGGTGCTAATCACTATGCAAATGCGGCGCGTGACGTAGCTGCACAGGCAAACAGTGACTTGATTAAAGGTCGTATATTTTTAGCAACTTTCGACAATCGAACAACATTGACGTGTCGCCATTTTGGCACATTGCATAAAATCTATGAATTAGATGACCCTGCCACGCCTAAGCCGCCTTTGCATTTTTCTTGTCGGTCTGTTTTATCAATTGTTCCGATTGGCTTTGACCCGTTCGACGGGACACGGGCGGCAGTGGGTGGACAGGAAGGCGAAACAGCCGAAGAATTATTCAATAAAAAGAATGATAGACTTGATGCTAGACGCGAAAAGGCAGACGAAAAACGGGCAAACGGTGAAACGGATGTAAAAGAAGTGCCGAGCAAAGTAACGTACTCAGGCCGAAAAGATTCATCTATTTTTAACGCAGGTCAGATTGACAGTCACACAACAATGGATGCGTGGATGCGTAACCAGCCTGATTGGTTTATAGAATCATCATTGGGCAAGACCCGTGCTAAACTATTCAAAGATGGCGGCCTAACATTAGATAAATTCACTGATATGAATGGCAAGCCTTTAACTCTCAAACAAATGAAAGCGTTAGATCAATACGACGCGGCATTTAGGAAAGCACAACTATGACATCGCTTAAAAATCAGCATCCAGATTATTTAACTGCCGCGCCTGATTTGTTTTTAGTGCGTAAATTTGTTGAAGGCGAGGCCGCAGTAAAGCGCGAGGGTTCTACGTTTTTACCGCACCCAAACCAATTAGAATGCAATACGCCTGAGCAAATTCGTCGCTATGAATCGTACAAGATGGGTGCTGAGGTTGAAGACTTCCCAGCGCGTACATTAAACGATTTGTTGGGTGCAATGTTTCGACAGCCTGCCGTTTTTGTGCCGCCTGTGGGTTTAGAGTATTTGGTAGATGATAGCGATGGTGATTGGTTATCATTGCAAGCGTCTATCGAATTGACTACTAGAAACTGTTTACAAGTCGGCTATCATATTTTGTTGGCAGAATATGACCAGTTGCCGAGTGGGTTAGATGTTGAATTGTCTATAGCCGATAAAGCCGCATTGAATCAAAAAGCGTCTATTAAACACTACCCTCGCGAATCGCTTGCTGATTGGTCATTCGGTAAAATTAACGGACGATTAACACTAACATTTGCTAAATTGCAGCACACAGAAACGAGAAAAGATGATAAAGGACAGTCATTCACTGCAACTGTTTGTTTGGAGCTTGGCATTGATGAAAGCGGATACTGGCAGGAGCTAGAAGTCTATAAAAACGGTACTGAGGTTTATGAGTCGGCAGAGCGTGTTTATCCACAAGCAAACGGCAAAAACCTAACCTATATTCCATTAGAAATAGTGCAAAGTGAGCGCATGATTGCGGGTCAGTTACCCATTCAAGCGGGTTATATCGCGCCATTATGCTACAAGTCGCACGCACGTTATCAAGTCAGTGCTGACTTAAAAGAACGCCTAAGAATATTACAAGACACGTCATATTCAAGCGGATGGGATGAAAGCAAGAAAGAAGAATTTAACGTCATCAATGGTCGCAAGTATTTTGCAATGGGTGCTGGTGTTCACAACTTTTTACCCGATGGCGTGACAATGGATATTCTCAAACTCACGGCAGATGGCGACGCTTTATTCAAATACATGGAAGAAAACGCTAAGCAGATTCGGGCTATCGGTGGGCGTTTTGACACGCAGGACAAAAGCCAAGAAACGTTAGGTGAAGTGCAAATTAAAGATGCTAACGAAAAGGCAATATTAACGCTTTTAGCTAACAATATCGAACGCGCTTACAAGAATATCATCGCGTATTGCGGCGAGTTTGAAGGCTTGACGCTTATGCCGTCAGATGTTGAATTGACGCTTAATCGCGAGTTTACATCGACGAAACTCACAACAGAAGAAGTTAAGTCTATTCGAGAGCTGGTACTTGACCGCTTAATGACTCCCGAAATGGCTATAGAAAAGCTAATCAAAGGCGGTTTTTTAGTTGGTGAGGCTCAAGACATTATGAATATGATAGAGCAACAAGGCGTTGCGCCTGTCTTACAAAAGTAGTATTTTAACTGTTATGATATAACGTCACATCAAAGGTTTTGATTATGATTGAAGTCGCAAGTTTAGATGTTATCCCTGAAGGTTTTCGCGGTGACTATATTGAAGTTGAAAAGGACGGCAAAAAACTATTTCAGCACAAGGATTTTGTAACGGTTATTGGCGCAATGAAGCGTAAGGGCGAGGAGCGTGACGCACTCGCTACTGAGTTAAAAGGATTCAAGAGCCAAGAGTCTGTAAAGCAAGCTGAGGCCGAAAAGAAGGCTTTAGAAAAGTTAAAAGCCGAAGGCAAGATTGATGAAATCTTAGCAGATAGCGAAAAGCGACACGGTGAAACAATTAAGCAGTTTGAAGAACGATTAGCCAGGCGCGATGCAATCACAATCAAGAAGGCGCGCGATGCGGTCGTTAATGAATTGTCGACACTGGCAACAGAGGCAGGTGCTAAAGCATTCAAGAAGCTTATCAGCGAGCGGGTGGAATATGACCCTGAAAATGATAAGTACAGTTTCAAAGACGAAGACGGCGGTGCAACTTCGTTGGATTTAGAAGGGTTCAAGGCTGACGTAATGAAGTCGCAAACCTACTCTACTATGATTAAAGCTCAAACATCGAGCGGCGGTCATGGTGCAAACGTTAAAACTGGTGGCGGTGCTGCTAAAACAATGACACGCGCACAATTTGACGCATCAAGTCAAAGCGCACGCGCCGAGTTTTTTAAACAAGGCGGCAAACTCACTAATTAACGAGGATTCAAAAAATGGCTAATACTCTTACAGATTTAGCACCTGATTTATACGCGGCTCTTGATGTTGTTAGTCGTGAACTTGTCGGCATGATTCCATCCGTCACTGTTGACGCTCGTGTCGATCAAGCGGCTGTCGGTCAAATTATACGTTCTCATGTTGTACCAGCCGCTAATGCTTTGATTGATAACACGCCTGCAATGGCATTCCCAACTGCCGCCTATCAAACGATTGGTAATCAAGAAATCACTATTACCAAGTCGAAATCCGCGCCGTTTTCTTGGCAAGGTAACGAGCAAGACTTACTGGCAAGCGGTGCTGGTTATATGTCTGTTCGCGCTAATCAAATGGCTCAGGCAATGCGTAAATTGGTCAACGATATGGAAGCCGACCTTTGCGCTCTATATGCAACGACTTCGCGCGCAGCAGGTACAGTTGGCACAGTTCCGTTTGTTTCTAACACTGCGGCATTATCCGCCGCTCGTAAAGTTCTGGTAGATAACGGCGCACCGATTAGCGATTTGCAGTTAGTTATTGACACGAATGCTGGCGCAAACCTGCAAACGTTGTTTAATATCAATTCAGCACGAGACCAAGCGGCTGCCAATTTGAGCGACCAAGGTATTTTAACCACGATTGGCTCTACTCAGGTTCGTGAGTCAGCGCAAATCAACACCCCGACCGCAGGCGCAATGGCAAATGCCACAAGCACAGCGGCAGCGTTTACAGTTGGTCAAACGGTGATCCCGTTGGCTACAGCAGGTACAGGTGTTGTTGCGGCTGGTGATGTGATTACGTTCGCTAATGACACGAATCAATATAACGTTGCTTCTGTCAGTTTTGCAGGTGCAAACCCTGCAAGCGGTGACACGATTACATTAGCCGCACCAGGCTTGCGTAAAGCACAGGGCGCAGCGACTCGTGCTATCACTGTACTAGCTGCATCACCTCGCAACATGGCGTTTAGTCGTAGCGCGATTGTGTTAGCAACTCGTATGCCTGAGCGTCCTGCCGAGGGTGACATGGCGTTAG